AATGGAATTTGAATAATATCTACAGGCAAAACCTGTTTTCGGGTATTGTTGGCAACATATATGGTCGTGCCAGTGATGACCCCTAATGCGGTCAGATACATCCACCCATATTTGATTGCTGTGGTTTGAAAACTCATTACGCAAATGTTCCTGGAATAATTATATCGCCCAAGTGTAAGATTCTTTTAATACCTACCTCTCCATCAGTAACCCCCCATAGATGTAAAGGATAATTAAGTCGTTCTTCTGTAGTTAATGGTTCGGCTGTTGACCATGTATTCACCGCATAACCACTACCAAAGACATAAGTACAAAAAATATAGGTGTTATCAGCGACGATTGTTATATCTGTCGGTCCTACTAAAATCGGCGTTCTTATGCCATGCCTCAACGTACCACAAGTCACAGTCACCACCGCTCCGCTGATCGAGAACCCGAAGGCGAAGTCAGAGTAGTCCATAACAGTAGCACCGCTACCCGCCACGCTCGTCGTCTGCCAATTCGGTCTCATCATCCCATTACTCAACGACAGCCTACTCTCACGCTGATAGACCGTCCCGCTCTCCACCTTAGCCTCGTTAATACTTTTCTGATCCAGCAAGCGTTCGAGTTGGTTGACACGCTGGCCTAACAACGCCGTAGTGCGCTTCATTTCCTCTATAGACTGATTCTGATTGTCATTTGAGCGTTGCATGGTTTAGAGCGCATCCCAGAAGCATTGAACATTGTTGGCGTTATCATCGCAAGCATCCTCAGTCGCCTGAGTTACCGCAGGATTCACGTCCACTGTTACTGTTCCGCCGACCGCCGTAGAATCGCCAAGCACCCTGTAAGTATCGCTCCCAATTCTAAACCGTGCATTTTTGTACACCACTTCGGTTTCATTCTCAAGCCCTGTGATTGTCAACACGGTATCGTCCAATATCGGTGAACCGCTTATCAGCGTCATGCCAGCATATTGCAAGGCGCGAGTTCGCATGATAGCCGTGTCACTGGTCGTTTCAAGAGTACGGTAGAGGTCATAAGTACCATCGCCGTTCTGCTCATACCATGCTTCACGGATAATGGGATTATCGATCAAAACTCTGTCATTAACATAATACGGAGATGTTGCGTCTAATGTTGGCTCATAATACGAACCTGTATCACCAACATAATTAAAAACTCTTACGCCATCATCACAGTAATAAATAGTATAACGATGGTTTTCTTGTATGACAACCTGACCGTGTTGTTCTGAGGTATTGAAAATTCTTCTTACTTTATCATATTCATCTTCAATATTAGCCGCCGCAATATTGCTCCACTTTGAAGTTATCTCCGACTTGAACCGCTCGTAATACATCCATGAGTTTTCATTCTGCTCAAACGGATAGGCTCTTGATCTGGCTATCTTGAGATTATCGGGATTTGCAGTTGTGAATCCCTTTATCAACACCTGCACAATATCAGCCGACCCCGCCGTGTTGCCGCTTTCATCGGGGTTAGGGTCAAGTGTCTTTACCGTCCATGTGCCAGAATAAATCTGATTATCAACCACCGGATCGGTAACAGTTGTTATGGCCTTCTGTGCCGTAATCAGCGTAGCCAAAACGCTCTTATCAATACCAGTAATCTTGCGTACCAGCGTTTCCGTCAGAGCGTCAGACGGATTGATGCTGTACCGCACGAATACCCAATAGGCATCTTCTACAGATGCACGCCACTTATTAGCCATAACCTCTACCTTGTCTTGTAATAGTCATACGGTGAAGATTGTAACCCGCCAACATTTGCCGATACTTGCTGGTTAGTTGTCAACGGCCCCCCCGCCACGTTCGCGCTGACCTGCCCAAAGTAATCATCATACGGCTTCGGATCGTTGATATACTTCTGGATGTCGTTATATGCCGCCCTGATACTTTCGTATCTCCGTTGCTGTTCTGGCGATAGCGGGATACCACGTGCCAGCCGGAACTCGTAACGGTCTAAGCGGCTTTTAATGCTTGACGCCGTGTTTGACAAATAATCCGCTCTCTGCTCAGGGTCTATATTTTTTATCGACCCATAAATAGTCTGCATGAATGGAGTGATCTCTACCTTCTGCTTGGCCACTGGTTCGGTAGGTGGAGTAGCAGCCCTTCCAGCAAAAGACTCGCGTTCTGGCACTCTGGGCGGTACAGGTGTAGGCGTCGGAAACGGCCCCTTCGGCCCTGGCGGTCTTGGAGGTATAGGACTCCCCGGCGGCGATGGCGCAAACCCACTTTGCAACACTGCTTGCCCTGAAGTGTATGGACTACCCCACTTGGGAACGGGCATTCTTAATCTGTTGGTTAAACCAGCCATTGTGTTCTCCTATTTCGCAGAGTATCCCCTGCCGCCGCCTTGTTTTACGTGTATTAAAATCTTTGAAATGTATAGGCCAGAACTCATACCGGTAATTCGCAATGCGAACTTGCGGCAGGCCAGAACATTTGTCAACCCCATCTCAGCCCACCCATTATCGTTTGCAGGACGGATTTTAAGCTGATCTTCGTTCTTCCACTTATCGTTAATCTTTACGCCAAAGTCCACAGTAGCCTGCTCGCTCGTACTGTATTGATAAATAAAACCAATTTTATCCACAAGTAATGGCTCCCCTTCCTCGCCCACAAGCGTCCGCGTCACAAACTTAAATCCGTCTGTAGAGTAATCGTAGAGTTCGGGCTTGGCGCTCGGCACGATGATAAACTTCGTGTCACTCGCACCACGCCCTATAATCTCGTTCCGCGAGAAATCGGCTCTGAGTGTAACAATCTGGTCGCTCGCAAATGTGCCTAAATTATTCCGTATCATTTTGGTGAGTTCAACGATTTGATTGCCGTCAAACGACCACACTCCCGAAGCGTTGCACCAGTACAATACATCGTTCATCGCCACCACTTCGCCAACAACAGAAATTCCGTTGCTCTGCTTGACGTACTCAGCTATGAAGTTTCCACTTGGCGCGTCAGCGTTTTTAATCACATAAAGCGCAGATGCTTTGAAGATGGCGATGCTTCTTCCAAAAGGCACTACCTGAACTATGTCAGCCGACTCCTGGCTATCAACCGGAACATAACCCAGCCCTTGAATCAAATAGTCATTGGTATATCCATACGCACCGTAATACAACTTTGTGCCAGTAGTCGCAAATCCCCACAACCTATTATGGGCAAAACGCCACGTTGCGGTAGTAGGTGCGTAGGTTGGTGCGGATACAGTCGCTATCCCATTCCAGACTGTCCCGTCAGGCACGGAAGATTCAACGTATAAAAAACCCTTTTTATCTATACCCATCCCGTAGGCGTCAGGCGTCTGCCCGTTCTCAAGAGCCTCAGGCGCAATGTCCTTGGCTAATGTATGCGGGAATTTCTCGGCAAGAGAAACCCAGCTTGACGCCCATTGTCCTCTTTCAGCCATGTTATGCTACCTTTAGTTGCTTGCGTTTAGCCCAAATATCTTTGTGTGTCTCACTCATCTTTTTGCGAGTTTCAAAAGATGCTTTATTTGACCCAAGTTCTTGCCGTTTTTTCCATGCCATTTTTATTCCATTACTCATTTTTTTGCATATTTCCGCAGAAAAATGTTTTCCCTTCATTTGAGGAATGTTGCCCTTGTTTGATTCACTTATTTTAAATCTTGTTTCCGGCGAAAGATGCTTTCCTGTAGTCCAAGGCAATATTCCCTTGCGAGATTCACTTAATTTGCGACGAGATTCAACAGACATATGTCTACCTCTATGGAAATTACCTATTTTAATTTTCCGTTCCTCAGAAATACAACGCCCTTTAAGCGCCTTGCTTATTTTTTCGCGTGCCTCCTTTGAAACTTTATGCCCTAACGCTCCCTCCCCGCCATCTGTTCCATTAACCAAACGCCATCCTTCTGACCGGCCATAAGCAATCCAGGCAATTTCCTCTTTACAACCATCTCCTTCTATTTCGCCAATAAGCAATATGGCAGGAAGATGTCCGGTTGATAATATAGATCGCAACCAATTAGCAAGATGGGACGTTAGATTTAGACGCCGTGCATCCGTTAAATGAACACCAAATCTTCTGGAAAGAGATTGACCGGTTTTCCCGATATATCTTATTTCACCGCCATTGGGTTCACATAAAACATATATCTTAGTAATCATAATCTAAACCGTTCGGCGCGTATAGGTAGAAGAATTTAAATTAAATGTAGGTGACCCATATTTTCTGCAATCGTCTCTTGCGGCATTACTCATTAATCTATTGACTTCTTGGTCGCTTATCTGAATTTCTTGAAGCGATGCGTATCCCTGAGTCTGAAGTCTTTTATAAATCATAGTTTTTAGCAATTCCGCATACACGTCAGGCACAGTAATCGTTGACGATGTGTCCGCAATGTTAGCGGGGAGCTTATAGTATATAAGCGAGGCAGTATAATCTGCATCCGGTATAGGCGAGAAGTAAATCGAACTTCCCAAGATATAGGCATATTCGGGAGTTCCCTCGGACGTGCCATCATCATACTCGTTCGACAACCAATTCTCGTAGCTCATAAGTTCTACAATTCCACCAGCATTTGCTGATGGCGTAAGAATACGAAACGCACCAGCAATATCATACGCTTTTCCGAAGTCGGATGGCAGAGCTGTTGCACGCGTGGAAGTAGTTGCCGTTACCGTAGCAGACGTGCGAAGGAATCCCCACGAACGAGAAGTGCAGATGTCATTCTGCGCGTCGTTTATGGCCGAAAAATAGTCATCAGAAAATCTGGCATTGTTAGGCGCTTGGCCAAATTTAAGCAAGGCACTTTGGTAGATCGATTGAACCGACATAAAACCCCCTTGCGGCAGTCTTATGGCCGCTCATAAATCACCGTCGCCATAACACTCTGATTAGTAACCGCAGAATTAGTAACAGTCAGATAAATCGGTTCGTCAAGCAAGCATATCCGCTGAACATAATTAGTCAACATATATGATGCAGTAGCCGATACGTCCGTAGCTGTCTTTAACGTAGTAACAACACCAGTGAGCGCGTTGGATGACGACACAACAACAGAATCCATAGATATAGCATTTGCAACTGTAATGTCAATACGGTTGATATACCCTGTAACCTTTGACGTAGTTTTCACATTGCTAACAGCCGCCAGAGATTCCGCACCAGTAACTTTTGCAACTACCTTATCAATACCAGCAAACAACAAACTGGTAGCACATGACATAGCAATCGCTATGAGTAGAAATCGTTTCATTATATTCCTCCCGCTGGGGGGCAGGATTGGCCTGCGCCCCCGTTGGTTTAATCGTGTCGTTACTGATTACGAGATACAGTTCCGATATACGTAATGATGTTTGTCGTACCATCAATATCGAGATTTGTCACAACAACAACACCATAATCAGGGAATGCAGTCGCCGGAGCCATATTCGTTACTGCACTACCATCAACAGCACTCAATACGCCAGCCGCAGCTATATTAGCCGCGCCAATGTTAGTAACAGCCGACCCATCAACCGCCAGTAACACCGTGGCCGCTGCCAATTGTGCCGCCGACATGTTGGTGATAGCCGAACCGTCGACTGCAGGCAATACCTGCCCAGCCGTAATCACGTTGGTTATCATCGTTGTGTTAATGGTAACACCGTTGATTAGTCCAGAAGCAGTGATGGCTCCAACAGTTATGTTTGGAACAACAAGATTGCCGCTTTCATCAACGTAGGATACAGGCGCACTTATGGGGCCAACAAACACCGTGTTATTCGTATTATACGGAGCCGCCGAACAAACCGTCGCCAATCCAGCAATCGCCAGAAGGACACCGAGTTTCTTAACCTTGTTATACGGGCCGCTACCAACACGGCCATCGCCATCGAGGTCAGCACCCATTTTTTCCTCCATCCAGTTCTTAATCTTGCGAACCATAAATGCAACACTCGCCAACTGTTTGGTAAGATCAGGTGTTACATCCTTTTTAACTTTTTCTTTTTCTTTTACTTCATTACCCATCATAACCTTTTCTCCCTTTTAAGGGGTAGGCTGGGTCAGTTTTTACGCCGACCCAGCCCTAACCTTGTTTGTTACTTGGTCGTTTAGGCCGCACCATCTGTGCCGTAAATCTGATACCAGTCATACGGCGCATGGCTCAGACGACAGGTAATCGTCCAGCTACGCGAGTCATTGCGAATGGTCTTATCAGGTTTCACGGAAGGGCTACGCCGCATATAGAACCGAATCGGCTTTTTGTCAGTCACCAAGAACCACGCCGTTGAGCTGGTAAGGTAATGACCGATAGTGTAGCTGAGTTTCCGTTTGCGGATAGCATTGGTCTCGTTCGTGGTCTTGTACGGAATGTCTACCGATTCAAGAATCTCGGTAGCCGTGCGTTCGTTCGCCGCATTGACGATAAGTGTCTGCGGAATAGCCATCACCGGATTGCCTTCATGGTCGTTAAGACCGCTGAAGTTATCCACACCCGCCCACAGAGAGTCAGGCCCAAGCGTTACGTCAGTGGACGGAGCATTGTGCTGCGCCGCACCACCCGCGCCCGTGAAAGTCGCGTGACTGCGCTGAATCAGATACTCGTCTGCCGTATCAGCCGCACCAACCGTAAGCACTGTAAACGCACCATTCAGGTCATAAGCACCCTGCGTTTCGATACGATGCTTCATCGCCATTCCCATGCTGCCAGCCGTAGCTTCGATCACGGGGAACAATTCGTCTTCGATAGATTCCTCGGAAGCAATCAGCGTGTAGCCATACTTGACGTGAGTCCAAGTACGAACCGGGCCAGGTTTGAAGCTGGTCTCAGCCGCGTTCTCATACTCACCCAACAGAGCAGGCATAGGAAGTTCGCCATACAGCGAAACCTTCTCATACTGCTTCGTCGATCCCATCGTTTCGCACCACTTGCTGTATTCCTCGGCATACAGGCCGAGATACTGATAGAACGCCTTATTGATGCGAGCATCATAAAGGTTCGCCATACTTGGAGATATAATAGCCATAACTTATTTCCTTTTTACGTTTTCCTGTTTCTGTCATTTAGGACTGGAGCACCCTGGCCTGCATACCGCCCAAGAAGCGGAATATCACGCGGGCATTGGTATCGCCGATGGGATCAATGCAACCAACAATCACCACTTTCTTCTGGCTTGTATTGTCAACGTCAACATACCAGTCATCGCCGGAATCAAGTATCCCATACACTGCACCAAGGTTAGCTACTGCCAATACATGATCGCTCGCGGTTGCAACCAATGTTCCTGCGAACAGGTTATAATCATTAGCCTCATAGTACGGAACAGCAGCTCCCGTGGTTTCAGTAGCATCCTTAAGAGCAATACCAATAACCTGTCCGGTGTCAGCACCGCCGGTTGCAAGAGCTTCGATAGTGCCAGCAGTATATTTCAACGGAGCACCAAGCTTATAGTCTTGGCTCGCCGCTTCGCCAACGGCACCAGTCTTATCAACTATTGCGCCGTCTTTACCCTCCTGGCGGTAAATAGCGAATGTTCGTTTTACACGAGTTGTCGCCATAACATTTCTCCTTATTTCAATTAAGTTTCAAACACATATCATTCTTTTTATGGGCTTAAATAGAATGACCAATGGGCAATTAACACGCACTGGGCAATGCGTTTCAACAAATTACGCCTGCAATACATTCGCCTGATGATCCCCAATGAATCGCACAATGACTCTGGGATTTGTGTCACCAACGGGATCAATAAACCCAACAACTTCGACGAGTTTTGTGACTGCATCGGCAATATCAACATACCAATTAGTTCCTGATTTGATCAGTGAATATGCTACACCCAAATTACCTACCGCAAGTACATGGGCAGTAGTGTTGTTAATCAAAGAGGCTTCAAACAGAGTGTAATCATTGGCTTCATAATACGGAATGGCGGCACCAGTAACTCCTGTCGCATCTTTTGCCGCAATCCCTATCGGAAGTGTGGCATCCGCACCTCCGGGCCATTCTACAATAGACCCCGTTGATCCTGTTTCACGGGAAAGGGGCGCACCCATTTTCCATGTTTCACCAACATCTTCACCGACAGCATCCTCAATAGTTATGCCATCTTTTCCCTCTTGGCGATAAATCGCCATAGTTTTCATGACACGTGTCGTAGCCATAATCTACTCCTTTACAATTCGTTTATGCTTTCTCGCTTTGTTACTTCCGTGGAATCGGATTCTACAACCGCACCACCTCTGCTCATCTTTCGGGCGTCAGATTGAGCAGCTTCCTTGGCTCCGACGTGACGCTTCGAGCGTATAGCTTCACGTTCGTCAACCAATTTTTGCGGGCAACACATCAATATACGATCTCCACGTTCTTTCGTTTCGCCGGTTGTATCCTTGTCGGCCTCGAAGGGGTTTCCCATAATCTTCTCGTTGCCAACCGCTTGGACATAACCCTTGCCATAAAAATCATCCATTTCACCGTCACGCGATTTGCTTCCCCAAACATAATGCTTGTCAGGGTCTTTATTCCAAACCGACCATCTATCGTTCTTAGCCCTGTTCTCAAAGGTGACGTTTGCCTTTACAACATCATCTTTGTGTTTAACCCAGTTGGGGTTTCCGCGCTTCTTCGGTGCATCGATCACATTCAAATCTTTTGTTTCTTCGCTCATGGGTATCTCCTTTTAGTTATCCAGCCTTTTGTTTAGATTGCTCATACATTGCCTTTGCCTTGTCGGGGTCAGCCCAATTAAGCAATTCCTGCTTTGTTTTAAACCTACCCTGAGCATCCTTAACTACTTCTGGGTCATTCACCCATGCCGGAGTTTTCTCCCTTGTGCCACGCACACCGCTACCGCCAACACCGCCAGCTATCTCAACCTCGCGGTTTATCTTGTCGCGTGCATCGGTTTCGTGCTTGGTAACGCCGGACTTCCTCAAATTAATAAACTCTACCTTACGCTCATACGATAACCCCTTCATGTCGGGGCATTCCTCGTCGAGCTTTTCAACATCTTTAAGAACCTTGTTAGATTCAGGATTTAACGCCAGCATCTTCTTAAACGCTCTGTCCTCAGACTGTGTAATGCGTTCCTCGTATTTCTGCCGATCCAACTCCTGATTAAAAGCGAGGTCACGAACTACCTTTTCCAGACCAGCAGACGGGTCTTCGGAAAACTTATTCTTTATATCGTCGATATATTCCTCAAAACTTTTAGCAGGCTTTGGAGGTTCAGACTCCTTCTCAACATTGCGAGTTCGACTGATATACTCCTGGTTATCCTTGAGCCGTTTTTCAAGCGACTCGTTTGCTTCCTTAGCTTCCTTTGCTTGTTTGGCGTTTTCGTCGCGTTCAGCTTTTAGTGTTTCCACCTCGCTCGGCTTTTCATCGGGCAATGTTTCCGGCGGCTTGACAAGCTGTTCGGTAGTTACATCTGTCTCTGTCGTTTCGAGCACTTCGGGCGGATTTTCAACGGTGGGCTTTCCGTCTTTTTCTACTGTCATTGCGTTCTCCTGTTAGAGTGCTTCGGGCGAAGCCTCAGGTTGAGCCGTGGGGCTAACGGCAGTTTCTTCTACTGGTGCTACCACCTTGCAAATCTCCAAATCATTATATGGCGGTGTAATTTTATAATTATATTTTTTCAAATAATCTATTGCCCAAACTATTTTATCGCTCACTCTTTGTCCGTAAGGATGCGTGCAACTCCATAATTCAAGATTTTCTATACAGTCATCGTTTCTTATGCCATTTTTATGATGTATGCTTTCTTCTGGAAGAAGTTTTCTTCCTAATGACTTTTCTACGGTATAACGCGACCTACGAACTACTGCTCCATCAACCGTCCCAATAAAATAACCAGTCCGATGACTTCTCCAAACTATTTTGTCAATCCCTTTTTCAGATTTAGGCGTAGGTTGTAATCTCAAAAATAACCCCATACATTTTTTAGAGCAAAAATCATGTTTCTGATATCTTGTTTCACTATATCTCCGTTCAAATTCTTTTTTGCAATAAGAGCAAACACGCACAACTCTTGAATTATCTTTCCGTGCTTCACGAGCACATCGGATAGAACAATATTTTTTTGATCTATGCCCTATCTTTTCTCCGCAACGAGCACACTTACGAAACTCCTCAATCATTATAACTGCTCCGAATCAGCCATTACCGATACGGGCGAACCGGCCTGCATGTTTCCTAAATCTCCTGAAATTTGTGCGCCAGATTCAAGCCCAGGCAGAGAGTCCCCCTGATTCGCCGTCTGCCCGTTTGACGGGATTGAACCAGATGATGCTCCTGCCTGAGCCTGTTCCATCTTTTGCATCTGTTGATGTTTAGAAATATGTTGGGCCATTAACGGAATGCTTTTGTTCGGCGGGTCTTCGCGTTGACCCTGCCACAAGCGCTGCGAGTGAATAGCAATATGAACATCGTGCATCTCGCCCATCTCCGGCTCATCCCACTTGCTGAATGTCATTATCTCATTGTTTTCCCACAGGGCCGCTTTCGTCGCCTGATCCTTAGCCGGAACCGTGACAACCTCTGCCGGATTTTCGATGCCCATTGCCTCCACCAACCGCAGTTTAATCTTCGCCCGCGCTCCAGCATCCTGAGTAAAGCCTAAGAGCTGCAGAAGGTTCTGAATCTTGGTGGCCTTGTCCATCGCCTCGCTCACACCACGCAACTCCACGGAATAAATATCCACAAGGTCAAACTGAAACTCAGAACCAACAACCCCCACCTGAGCCACAATATCTTCGAGCGTCATAAACGTGTGAATGTACTGAGCAAACCGGCGCATATATTCGCCAATCAGCATGTCCTCGATGCTCGCCATATCACTGTAAATAGGCGTTGTAGCCGAAGCCTTGGCGCTCATAAACTCGCTCGCGCTTGTTCGGCCGCCCATAGCCACGCCCATAACGGCGTCAGTCGTGTTCATTATCTCGCGTATCTTCTGCTCAAAATACTGGATAGAGGCCATGATTGTATTTGTCATATCAATGATCTGCATTTCCGCAAAGGCAGACCGCACATCGCCATTACACGGGATTACGTTTGAATGGCCGAAGTCATAATTATCCATATCCACGCGCAATAAATCCGCCACTATCGGACGCCGCAAGTTCTTGGAGCGGTTATCAATAAGCTGATTTACCGACGTGCAAATCTGGTCGTAATACGTTTCAGTCTTTTCGCCCAGACTGATGTGATACATTCCAACGTCATCTTCTGTCTGATGGGCAACGAGGATGGGGATGCCTCCTGGAAACACGTTCTCACGGATCTCAACTACCTCGCAACTTTCTGGACTACCAATGATCCTAACCCTGCACTTAACATCCTGACCATCCTCGTCCCATTTGTTTTTGTCCTTGTCTATCGGCAAATCAATCCAAACATACCAATGCTGGTAACGCTCGCTCGTCCTGTCCTGTATCGGCCTGCCAGCGTTATCCATGCGGTCACTCTTGGGAGTGCTAAACTCTGAAGAAGAAGTGTGTTCAATATATCCGGCAAACTTATTCCGCAGACTCTCCTGCCCGTCAGGTTTGAATATGGCTATCTTCTTGTTCTTGCTGTCCTTGAGCAACATGCTCCAAGTAATCGGACTATCAATGAATACCCCCGGCTGGTCTTCCATGTCAGCAATATTCTCGTCCAGCCACAGCTTATCAATCGGAATGAACTGGAAGCCCGGAAGGTAGTTCTTTACAAACTCCTTGGTCTTCCTATCACCAGAAGCCTTGTCACGATACACTAAGTCCGTGATCTTCTTTTCCCACGGCACACCGACAAAGCACGTTCCATTCTTATAGCAGTCATGCAGAGCGCGTTTAAGGTTCAGCTTGAAGTCGTTGTTGGACTGCGCCTTGCGAAATAATAGCGTCATTATCTCGGCGTTCTTGGCTCGGATGGTGTTCGTCACGTCATCATCAACAGCCCCACGAAACCCATAGGTATAGTTTTCTGGGTTATCCGTGAACGTCTTAAACGCCATTGACTGCAACTGATTGACTGATATGTGGAATACGCCAGTAGCCTCGTTCGCCCTGTGCTTGGAGTCTAAACTGTCATCCGGCTTGCACCGGAACATCTTGTCGTTCTTTTCCCAGATGTCTTCCAAGTCGGAGCGGTCACGCAGGTTTGAGAATATGCGTTTGAGCCGTATCTTCGTCTTCTCAACAATATCGTCCTTCTCGGCGTAATTCGGGAACATATCCATCAAATTAACGCCTTCGTCAAGTGCAGGTGTATCGACCTCAAAGAAGCTATCGGTGGGTTCATCAGCCTGATTAGCGAGCGGGGGAGCTTGGAACTGGTCTGTCACGTTCAAATCTGGCATATCCACCCCATAAATTAGAGAGGGGATGCCCTAAAAGTTTTGACAAACCGTCGTGGCTGGGCAGTATGCCCCCCTACTAATAGGGGAGCTTGGCAACGTAGAAAAAGAAAAAAGTCATTATTGCTGCTGGCACTATTGATTATTTCAGCTTTTTAATTGGCAACATAGCTTTTTTGGCATTGGCTATCTTCCGGTGAACGGCTTGATGAGTAATGCCCAAACTCGCGGCAATATCCCGCTCGGTCTGTCCGGCAATATAATGTATCATCAAAATAGCCAGCGACGGAGATTTGTCAGCAACAAACGCTAATCGTCTGACAACCTCCGACGCTTCATGTTCTATGCCGGAATCAGCGTCGTCGTCCACCCGCAATGCCCCACACATCTCGCAACGCCTCTTGTCAGGATATGATTCAATTGGTTTCATGTTATTCCTCGCCAATTCGCATTGCCAGTATATTCGACTCGTCAATCAGTTTGTAGCCCTCGCCATCTTCCACGCAGTTGACGCCCACGTTGCCTTCAACCCATACATCCATGCCGATCTTGACTTCGCGGCAGTCAGGCCCAACCATCTTGACACATCCTGTTTTCGGCGGGGCTTTGGACTTGTCAGCCAAGAACAGTCCGTCAACCTTGATTGGCATTGGATATGGGTCAACCAAAACAAACTTGTTCTGCGGGATAATACACTCCACTTTGCCGATAGCCTTTAATTTAGCCAGCACATGTTCGGCCTCGGTCAACGCCAGTGTCCGGTCTTTGAACGGCAACACCGTAAATTCCTTCTGGAATAAGATAACGTCACCCTCTTTGTAGTCGCTCGCCTTCGGCCCTGACCGTATCACCGTCGCTCGCCACCCATACGTCTGCACGCTATCAGGTATGATAATGCCACCGTCCTCGGATTCGGGATCGTCGCGCCGGACAAGAATAAGAGCGCGGAGTGGTTTGAAGTTGGTTCCATCAATATTACTCATTCATCCCCCTTTTTGTTTTTGAGCGTCTTCCGTAGATACTCGAACATACACGTAACATACTTTAGCCCTTCCACTTCGCCCTTACACGCACCATCGTCAAAGGGGTTACCCTTGAGCCGACTTAAATCGTTCAACCCTTTCAGGTGCTCGTATATCATGTTCTCAATAATCTTAAACCCTGGCTCGTCAATTACCAGCCCCACCTCGCGCAGATCGTTTTCGGTTGTTTTTGGATTCATGTTAAACACCCCTTTGTCTAATGGTTACACGCGCATCTTTTTTGCTATACAATAATCTCGCCCTTCCCAGCCACTTGCCATCTTCAATGCTACTCAAACAAGGCCGCATTCTCCAATACAAAAACTTTTTACCATTTTTGATTGACCTTTTCCTGTATTCCTGTAAAAGACATAACAAAACACCTTCAGCCTCTCTCACACTATCGCCCTCAATATATATTTTAAAATATCTTTCTTCGGTAGGAGCGTCTGAAGAATCACCCACAATATATGTAACTGGATTAGACCCATTGTAATATTCTATAAGTTTTCTGGTATATACAATACCAAGCACGCAGTCTTCCTTGGAGCTGTATTCGTCCAAGAATTTATCAGAAAATCTTTTTGGTTTTTCATACTCGCCGCATAAAATATCGCTCATCTTTAACTTCGCAATGCTACTGTTTTTTTTCATGTCAGTACCCCCCGTGCCTGCTTATATTCTGCATCTCGTTCGGTTTCCTCTTTGCGTAATCGCCCAAATACCTCGGCACCTCGCAAGCAAGGTACTCGGTCGAATCTATAAGATGGTCGTCTTTATTGCGTTTAGTTTCCTTGGCGTTCTTGCTCTCATTGCCAAACGCTCGCGTATCGGTGACACACCGCTCAAACTCCCAAATCATCTTGGCACATTTACGCGAGATATACATGCGTGGCGCACCCATCTTGCCAGTAACCATGTGCTTGCGTTGCGGGTCGATCTTAAGTAAGGCACGTAAGTTCTGCGCCCTCGCCTCCTGCCCCAGCTTGGAGCTTTCGCACACATTCAGCCCGCCAATCTGGAAGAAAAAACTCACCGGACGCCCGACCCCGCCAGCCGTTTGAAACGAGTGCCAGTCGAGCCACGTCCGCACATACTTCTGCCGTATCTCCACTTCTTCGTACACATCATAATGCACACCAGTATTCTTGTCGTGCATCTTCTTTACCAGCCGCCGCTCGTTCCCGCAATACTCAACAATCGCCGGAGCGTGTTGAATGGCGTCCAACCCAGTCTTGTAATACTCATCGAACATGAACAAGTCGCCACTCGGATTCACCGCCCACATGCCGCAGGCCGTAGGGTTGTTATACCCGTAGTCCATGCTCCGATAACATGTCCAGCCCTTGCCCTTGATGTCATCCCATGTCCAATCGATGTAGTGAACGTCAGGGTTAATCTCAGGGTAGAAAAGACCAGAAACGCTTTGGAATAGTCCGTAGTATCGCGCCTTGCCCTCGCGGATTGCTTCCCTGTCACCAGTCTTCTCCGGCGATTCCACCCACTGAACATAAGCCTTGCGCTTCTCTCGCTTTGAATAGATGTGGTCAGGTACGTCGTCAACTGATATGCGTGTTCGCAAAATATTATGCCCGCGAGTATTGTGGCCTGTCCATAAATCATACAGCCATGAAGTCATACCGGTATCCACGCGGCCTTCGACTTTGTGAGGCGTGAACGGGAAGTCCCACCAGATACCACCACGGGTGCGGCCACGCTGATCCAGTTCGTTAAAAAACGATAGTGGCATCTGCTCGTCCGGCAACACTTCTTCGCACTTAACGCCCGCACACACACTCGCCTTCTGGTCATACGTTAGAAAAATAATCCTGCTACCACACCTCAAATTAACCCGTGCGTTACGCTCCCAAGACGGTTCGCGTGTGCCACCGAGCGATGTTGGACGAAACTCACCAAGCTCTGCCGCAGGAATCCATTTTTGAAGTTCAGGCCAGAGCACGTCGCGCAACTGGCCCTTGTCGTAACCGAGCACCACCAACGTCTTCTTCCCCTGCCAATCATTATAGTTGATCCCGTTCTTGAATATCTGCCAATTAGGATCGCACGGAATAATCTTTAGCGACTTCTTCACCACAGCATGGCAGGTTTTTCCAACTTGGTTTGGGGCGCAGTTAATGGCTATCGTATGCTCGCGATCATTCATCCAGTCTGCCATTGACACTAACTGGAACCCGCAATCGTACCCCATCCGCGATGCCCCATGCGGAGCAAAGAACTGTATCTCGCACTCAGCCTTACGCCGCTCCAAATCCTTCAAGTCGCGCTCAAGCTGTTTGTCGGATTTGATGACGGAGTATGGGTAAGAAATTTTATCATTTCCTAACCATAATTCATATACTTTTTCTTGGCCTTCGTCGGTCATCGCTTTCCCTTTAACTGAAGTTTATTAATACGAGAAACAAGCTCTCCAATAAACTCCTCGCTTTTGAGGTAGTTGATAGTATTCACCGTGTCTCCAAAATTATTTTCATTATCTTTTTGGCAAGATTCCAAATGATTAACCCTCTTAATTATATGCTCATACCAAAACTTAAACGCTACAGCCTCAATTAACTCTGTCAGTTTCTTTTTTGACATAAACAATATATTCATGGCGTCTCCTTCGGTATCTGCTTAGTTTCCTCAAACTCGCCATCCACCACATCATCTTCGGATTCGGAGGGCTTTGGAAGGGGTGTTGAGCCGCGCTTCTTGATTCTGAATATCAACTCCATCGTGGATTCATCCTTCTTTTCATCAGCCGGTTTCACGTTCTCATTCGCCAGCGATGACGAATCCATCAAGTCCTTCACGGTACGAGCCTTCTTGTCGTCCGCTATCTTCGTCACGTCCAGGCTTTGCAACGCCTGAATCGCTCGACGTTCGGCCAGCCCTGCCACAATCTTGTTCCGCGTGATCGTAGCATCCTGCAACTCGCCCCGATACTTCCGCCACGCACGCCTCACAATCTCATGGCCGACCCCAAACTTCTCCGCCACCTTCACCGGCGGATCAATCGTACACATCAGCGCCATCAGCCGTAACTGCTGTTCACGTGCCGCCTTATCCTTTTTCGGCCCGTAAAAATACTTCTTCGTCTCGTCCATGTTCATCAGGTGTGCGATGGCGTCTGGCGGCATGTCGTCTTTTTTCTTTAGGCGTTCGATTTTTGGTTTGGTTACGGCTGTTGAAGGCATATTTACTCCTTTTCCCAAACACTCTACACTATTCCCGCCAATATGTCAAGCGAAAAATAAAAAGAAAATAAACTTTGTGCTTGACAAATCCCCAAATGTGTGCGACACTTGATGCAGTTGTTTAGGGAAAGAGGAAATCCCTGTACATAGCGGAGTACCAGCATGACGATTTTAAGGCGGCACCCAGACGTTCACGGCGTATCGACTTCTCCGAACAGGAGACCTCCGCTCGCGCCCGTGGATTCCTCCTGGGTGTCCGCCTTGCTTTTCAGGAGTAGCTTATGAGTCAATTATCAAACAACGACGCCGAGCGCGGAGTACTTGGCGTTTCGCTTCTCGACGCCGAAAAGGTCGTAGCCTTCGCCATCAACCGCAAGCACCTGCTCCCCGACTCCTTTCACAACCCAGTCCACGCGGTTATCTGGAAGACGATGATGCAGATGTCAGCTGATTCGCGCCCAATAGACGTATTAACGGTATCCGAACAACTCACCAAGGCCGGAAACTTGGACAAAATAGGCGGGAATACTTACTTAAACAGCCTTCTTGACCCAGATTCCGTCCCAATAGCAGCTCACGCCGAATACTACATCGACATTGTGTGCCATTGGCGCACCATCCGCCGTATTGCTACACTCGAAACAGAACAGAAAGAGGCCATTAAAAAGGGGGATATTAATGAATGCAACCGAATCAACTCGCAAATCAAGACGATGCTCACCGACCACGAACAAGCCTCGGAACAAGCCGAACGCTTCCCAGAAATCAGATACCAAGACCTTGTGGACTATAAAGTCCCCGAAGGGCACATTATTGCAGGTAGAGGTTGGTTGCGGCGGAGCGCGGGTTGTTTACTTACTGGCGGAACATCGTTGGGAAAATCAATCTTGGCATCGCAGATTGCAGTTTCTGTGGCTTCAGGTAAAAATATCCTTGGTTGTATTCAAGTTCCTTCTCCAATGCGTGTTACCTACCTCCAAGCCGAAAACGACGAAGAAACCCTCCAGCGTGACATCCTCTCCATCGTTAAGCACGTCGACGCTGACACAGCCCTTGTCCAAGAGAATCTGGCCATCCATCACCTCTACGGACTGTCAGGGGTGGCCTTGGACTCGTGGATCGAAAACCAAATTACCAAACAACGCACCGACCTCCTAATCCTCGACCCGTACCAGGACTTCATCCCATCCGGCATGAATATCAACGATGCTGGCACCTTCCTCGCCTTCAACTTCAACCTGAACCGCATCATCCAAGAGCATAATTGCGCCTTTTTGCTCATTACCCACACGCCCAAGCCCCGTGATCGTGACAGTTGGACTGCCCGCGAGTCCGTATACATGGCTGTCGGCTCCCAAGCCATTGCCGCCTGGGCACGTACTTCAGCCGAAATCACCGGATTCAAGGACGATGACTCCAAATACCGCCTCCGCTTCGGCAAAAACGCCGAACGCACCGGACTTGTCTCGGATTCTGGCGGGCTTGTGAGGGATTTGATGATTCAACACTCGCCTTCCATGCACGAACCGTATTGGGAAGTGTCAGAATCGCAGGAAGAACCAGCCGCCGCAACCGAAATGGGCAAAAAAGTTATCAATCTTGCCCTCCAAAACCCAACAATGTCCTATTCCAAAATAGCCGAACAGCTACATTGTTCAAAATCTATGGTCGGTAAGTGGTACCCACGAGACGCTAAATGACCAAAATCGTCCACAACTCGTCCATTCATACCTCTTCAAATTGCCGTCGTTTTTCACGTCATGGACATGCCCGTTCGTCCACGTCCACCCTTAAGGGGTGTGGACGCGTGGACGATACGAAAACGGCATCGTCCATTTGACCCCGCGTGGACGATCGTGGACGGTGTGGACGATTTATATACGACAAGAAAAAAAATTTCAGCTTTTACCCTCAAAATACCCCCACCCTCTTTATTTCCCACTGAAAGCCTCTGAATGCCCTGAAAACGAGTTAATGCCAGAAATGGTACTCCTATGTCTTTTGGTGGTTTTAACCCGCTCACGGCTGTCCAGCGTGATCGTCAGGTGTATTAGGGCGGTAAGTCAGGCAATAGGTTTATTAAATCGACGACAGCACGCAGAGGACATGCAATATATACGTGTAGACGGGCGGGCCTGGGCGAGCGGGCGTGCCGGATACCCCGTGCCTATGTTATTTGTTGCCTATTGTATGCGATCATGTACGCGATTGCGTACGCTTTTCAACGGTTTGCATTATCAATAACTCGTCTGATTATCTATAGCTTGTTGATTATCAACACCTTATACATATTCAATTAGTAGACATAAGAATGGTTATGCGACATGACCCCTGTTAACGTGTTGCAAACCATTACTTTATGGAGCGGGGGTCTGGTGCTTTCCCGTGCGCCAAGGCTGGTGGCGTGTATGAGTGACGCATTACATATCACATCTTGCAAGCCTGTTATCAACACCCGCTTGAACATCCAAGCCTCATTATCCTGTTATATGTATGATATAGCAGGTCATATCAAGCCTGGATCATAACTTCTTGAGATATTATGCGACGTAGAATCGCGCCGTGGCACTACTTTTCGAGCGAATATGTGCCATAACGCCCCAAATCGGCGCAAAAATGTGACAATTTTCATAGCAAGTGTGACATGATCAGATAAAGTGTGCCATAATCCTTGTTATTGTCTACTCCAAGGTGTGCCAAATGGCCGGGAAGTGTGCCACAAATAATAATTGCATTTATTTATTCAATGCCCGCTTGCTCCGAATCGGTATTTACGGATAGTTGGCACGCTTGATGCTATATAAGGATACCATGAAAGCAAATAAACCAGTAACCACGGGAAGCACACTATGAACATACCACAGCAAGTAAAACAAGCGCGGCAAGTGTTTAATTATAAGATGGAAGCCGAACATGGACTAAAAGCCGTTGCGCCGGAAGCCGGAAAGCATTATGTCAGAATATGCAAAGAATATCTATCCGGCAAGGTAGTATATAAGCACGTTTTGGTTTCTAAATGTTTTGGCAGGTTTACAATGAAAGCCAAGACGTTCGACACAATAGACGAAGCAAAGCAGGCAAGGGCAAACGAAGAAGCTATATCCGGCAAGGGTAAAGAGATAACAGGGCAAACATTCTTTCAGTAACCACGAACCACGAACCACGGAGGGCAGACGATGAAAGCAAACAGACAATGGACAAACGATCACGGAAAAACCTTCAAAGGTATTATGCTGGCAGACCACATGTTTTTACCACTTTGCGACGACGGAAAAACCTGGATGCTGATTCCAGTATGGATACCTTCAAGCTACGCAACGCCGATTAGATAATGTATCACACTAACCGCGCGCGGGCGCAAGGAGGGAAACGATGAGGATCAACCGAACAGATCAGCGGGCAGCATGGGCGACGGCACACAAGGCAGAGATCGAGGCAGCGCGAGTGCCTATGACTGGCTGTCCGCGGGGTGGCACAAACGCGGCCAACATGGGCGGCATGTCAAGAGGCGGCTGGGGATATTGGGCACGGGCATTGCGACAGGTTGGCATCGATTGCAATGTTAATAATTACTGGAGCGGATCAGCGACCACGCCATCAACGGCAATCAATCGCGGGATTGCGGACTATATCACAGCGCAATGTCCGGCGGAGTTAATGTAATACAATAACCCGCGCAACCCGCGCAGAGGCGGGGAAAGGAAATACAAAATGAACATAACGAAAAATAAATTTGTATCCTATCGGCAATGGGATAGTTACAAACGCCGATGCGAAAATGCCGAGTTAAAACGATGCGGAAAATGCCGACGAATAGGGGATTTTTTCGGTAAATGGATCATGGAAATAAGACAGGATCACAAGCTGATCCTTGCTAAGCCAGGATGGAAAGATGCCATGAAATGGGCAGCAAACGCAGCAAATATCCCGCTTGGATATGTAATGCGCGGGAATGTAATGTGCCAAGAATAACCACGCCGAAACCGGCCCACCCTGGCCGGTCATACGCTCGAAGGCGTATCCGATGAGGCGCAAACAATAGCAAAAGGGAGGACGATACATGCAAGAAAACATCAAATGGAACACTTCAGAAGCTCCGACACGCTTGGCAGTTGTGGAGTTGTGCGGTTGGAGCAATCAAAAAGGCAGTGCAACGCCAGCAGGAAAGCGGATTGCCTTTGCATCATGGGATGATTTATCACCAGCCGCAAGACGCGTTTTGAATAATCATGGGATAACAGCATAACGACCACAGCACAAAACTTAACTCATGTTAACCCGGCGCGACTGGCTTAACATAGCACAACGCAACAAAAACCAAAGGGAGGGCGGAGCATGAAAACAGGTAAAATCCAGATTGGGAATGAAAATGGCCGGCATTTCTTGATCGGGCCAGATGGCTATACCATCACACAAAAACATTGGGATAATTTCAAAGCCGCAGAAAAAGCGCGGCGGCGCGAACAGATTATTGAAAACCGCGACGGACAATCCCGTATGATTTGGAATTACTAACAACCCCGGCCCGCGCCGGAACAGGTGAGCCTCCAACAGCCCGCCAAACAACGGGGGAACGGGAAGCAACAGAGAGACAAAAGGAGCGATACCATGGAGAGCATAACACAAAAAATAAAGAATGCCGATAAAAGACGGCGTGAATGGTGGCATGATGCTAATGAACAAGTTAAAGTATGGGAAGCTGACCATCCACAAATAGACGAATTAAACGCAGAAATCAAACGGCTTGTTTATATGAACGCTTATGTCGATGGCCGATTTGATGAATTTAAGAAAACCGCCGCAACCAAGGAGACCTGACCATGCCAACGACACCAACAGACGGATCAAAGAATGCCGCGCAGAAACTTATCTTAATAGACGAAGTTTTCACGCCGTTTCGCGATATGAGTATGGACAGAATCGCAAGAATCATTGACGAGGAAACACACGCGGGGGAACTGTTGTCCAGACTGATTGAACTTGTGCGGGTAACAAAAGACAGAACGGAACC